CCAAAGCCTTTCAACATTGCTTCGATAGCAGGGCCTTTGTCTTGTACTTGTATACTTGACGGATCTAGTTTGCCTTTAGCATCTAAAAATGCTTGATAATCTTTTTGGTATTGTTCTTGTGGTGTCATTATACTTGTGATTCCAATTGGTTCATTACATCATACATTTTTTGTGCACCTTTTTCAATGTTTCCGCCACCTGCTGCTCGTACAGCATCAGCGGTCATTACAAATTCATTCTTTGCTAACATTGCTGGCACGTCGTCTTTTCGTTCTTGTGCTCCCATAGGAATGAATCCTCCACCGCGGCCATCTAATTGCATGCCTTGTGGTACGTTTGGTGTTTGTGGAATACTACCAATACCGCCCATGTTGTATCCTGTTCTTGTTCCCATCAAACCACCTTCATTAGCTGTACGTCTAAATGCATCTGCATATGGTGTGTACACACCAGAATATGCTCCTGTTGGATTGTAGTCTGTGCCCATGCCTGACATGGTTTGTACTAATTGATTCATAGCATTTTGGTAACCTTCTATATTACCTTCTGCTAACATAGCTTCTGCTTCTGCTTCTATTCGTGCTTTTGTTGCTGAGTCCATCATCGATGCTGCTGCACCGGGGCCTACGGCTTTTGCAAAATTTCCAAAAGAACCCAATGGATTTGCTATTGCGTCACCATAACTTCTAGCCATGGGTGTAAATAAATCTTTTGCTTGTGTCATCATATTTGGTGCTTTGTAATCAAACGCTTTAAATGTATCTGGATTAGCTTTTGCAAGAGATTGCGCGTCTAAAGTTCCTGTAGGAGCAGTTAACTTACTTCCTTTTTTTAAACCTTCGGTAACTCCAAATGTTGGATCTACTTGTCCTGTTCCATAACCAACATCAACTGGGTTTGTGTTTGCATCAAAAAAAGCTTTTTCTTTTCCCGTTACCGCGTTTTGCATATCAGGTGCTGCTGAATAACTGGCAAATGCAGCCAGTGCTTGGTTTAGTGGACTAATTTTTCCTGATGTTCTTGCTGATCCTGCTGCTGTTAATAGTTGTGGTAGTCCGTATCTTAAAAAAGCGTTGCCTGCAATAGGCCCAAGTCCAGGAATCATCATGGCTGCTATGGGTAAAATAGGAGCTATTTCTTTAGGAGTAATTTTCCTTAATGTTTTAGTTAATTTCTTTTTGACCGAACCCATTATAACCAATGTTCCTTTGTAATAATTTTAAAATGATTTCTAATTAAACCGTTAGGCGCTATACGCAACCATTGAACTGTTTTTTCAGGGCCTAAAAGATGTGTAAAGAATGTTTTATTAAATTTCATAGCATTATGTTCTTTTGTATAAATTGAATCTATTACCCAAGTTCGATCTCCAGTTTTCCAATCATTAATATCTAATGATGTTTCGTCTAAAAATTTTTGTTCTGTGCTTTCATCTAAAAAAGCCCAGTTTGTAAAACCATATATACCATCGTCATCGCGATTAATACTATATTGGTTTAATTGTAGTGATGGATAAATATGGTAGTAAATATCTTTTATTGTTTCATTTTTCCATAACGGATAATGGTCTTTATACAGACCTATGATATCTAAAAGATCATCCATATTTTCGCAAGTTGGTTAAGCTTGTTGTTCCTCGCCTGACTCTGCACCCATAGGTGGCATTTCCAGTATTTTAACTTTAATATCTATTGTCTTTGTTGTTGACCAATCGTGACCACAACTAGAGCAAGCACCAATTGCTTGTTCCTCTGAATCTACCTCATTCTCACAATTTTTGCAATAAATTCTCTGATAAACTTCAGGCTGTATTACAGGTATTTGTTGACCATCTATGGTTTTGTATGTTATAGGCTGGCCCTCTTTAATTAATCTCACTAACTAATCTCCATAACTGACAGCAATATATGTAATCTATTTGCTGTTCCTGCAGTTGCTTTAACAATGTCGCCTTCGTTAAGCACCAATGGGTTTGTCAATAGTTCCACGGTCCCCTTTGCACCGACCGCTTTATCTTTAAAAACACTAAATACAGCAGAACTTCTGGTTACTGTAAGTGTAATTGTATCTGCATTGTTGCTGTCTTCACTAACAAGAATAGATTTGACAATAGCTGTTACACCTGGCACCGGTGGCACAGATGTAGCGTCTGCTGTTGGACAAGTGTATATTGTCGTAGCGTTTGTTGTTGTTAGGTCAACAGGTTTTAGTAAAAATGTATCAGCCAATGAACCAACCCCTTGCTAAGTTTTCGTCTTTTGCTTGTTGCTCGTACGAAAAGTTTAATTGTGTTACAATCTGTTCTAATTCACGAATCAGTGTGTCAAACTGTGCGCGTTCATAATCTGGTTTTGCTTCAGGCAAACGTCCTACTATTATCTTAGCCATTATCGTCCTCCGTCTGGTTTTACATCAAGTCTTAATGTACCAAACCTCCAGTTNTCTCCAGTTGCATTACTAGATATAAGNAAGTTACCTTGTCGACCACGACCACGAGTATCTATTTTTGTAGTAGTAGGTGTAACAGTTGACAAATTAATTCTAACGTTAGAATAATTAGTAACTTTTTTATTGTCTATGTGTGCTGCTGCAGTTGTGCTACTTGTTCCGCGACTACAACCTGTAAGAGTGTGTGTAGTTTTACCAGTGTATGTAATTAACTCTGTTCCAATTAACACTGTTCCTGACGATGGAAAGTTTGTACCATCTGTTAATACAATAGATGTTACAGCAGCATTAATAGCTCCGTTTAAAGTTGTCTCATTTGTAATAGAATTATAATCTTTAAAACTTAACAATACATCAGCGCTACCTGTTTGATCTTTAAAGTCAGGTATAAAACGACTAATAGATAAAAGTGTTTGACCGTCTTCTATGTCAAAGTCTCCGGACTGTATGTAGCTTTCCATAGCTGAGTTGTGATCATCGGTCCCCGATTCGTGTTCATATAATGTAGAAGCACCTGACGTTAATCCTAATACTGTTGGTTTTGTTCCTGTGTCTATAGTTCTATAATACGTCGCATAAGGTAAATCATACACCCTCTGTCTAACCATGATGAACGATCTAAAGAATTTGTGTACCATAAATTTTCTAGGTAATTAAAGGTTACATTACGGTCAATAACAGCAGAATCTTTACTAGCATAGAACCATGTAATTTCGTTAAAATCTGTATTGACACCAGCATATACTAATTGTTGTTGTGTAATACTAAAGTCATCAAATATATAATCTTGTACCGTGCATGGTAATTTTTTAATTGCACCATCAAACATGTAGAAAGCATTTTGACTCATCCAAAAAGTTGTACCGTTTATATCTACAGCACCGTGTGGAGATACTGCTCCACAGTTACCACCAATTTGATTTAGTGCAAATACAAAGTCACCACCGACAAATTGTAAAGAATGTAAAGATGTATCAGTCCAAATCAATATCGCACCCCTTGACCTTACTGCAGATACAATTTTAGAACCGTCTTGTATACGAAACGCACCTGCTGAGTTTTGTGTTGTAGGTGCCCACGTTGTAAAATCTTCTTGATTAGAATGTCTAATAAATAAATCATCTTGTGATCCTGTAGAGCCAGGTGTTGTTTCTGTGCCAAGTAAAATAATATGTCTGTCAGGTGTAGATACAATTAAATGACGTGACGCTGTTGGTGCGTTAGCACTTGCAACAATAGCTCTAGTTGTTTGTCCGTTTGATTTGTCCCAAAGATATAAAGAACTATCACTAGCTAATGCTAGTAAATCTTCTCCAAAGTTATCAAACACCCAATAACGTGCATCAAGTGTAACAGTAGATGTTATAGACTGTACGTTCCAACCAATAGTTGTTGTTCCTGCCGATGCGTCAACTAACATAAGTACGGCTGTGTTGTCTGCGTGTGTAGTTCTTGCATGACTACCAACAGCACTATTAGATGTAGAACTTGTTACACTAGCTACACCACGTATTACTGTTAGTGTGTTACTACTAACAGAAGATACTTTCATAATTTCTTGATCAACTAAAATGTAATCATTAGCTGCAAATTTACTGCCATCATCTACATCAACACCTGTCTCTGTTGCATCTAGTGCTTCGTTTAATTGATCTGTTGTCCTACCTGATGATCCTATACCGTTCCATGCAGATGTACCCCAACCATAACCATATACACCACTTGTTGTACCAACATTAATTTGATACTCACAATCCACGGTGCTCGATCCACCACCAGTTGCACCGCTGCTCGCGTTGCTTGAGTGTGTAACTGTATATACATCAGAACTGGTTACAGATGTAATTTCAAACTCTGCATTCATATCTAATCCACCGACAGCACTTGCGTTAGAGAACGTTACAAAGTCCCCGACCAATGCTCCGTGGTCAGTATCCGTAACTGTTACAACAGCTGAACCACTTGTCGTTACAAATGGATTTGTAAGATTGGCTTGCGTTGCACGGATCGGTGTGATGTCTGCAATCGCACCATCAACATATAAATATAATTTTCTATCAGTGCCAAGAGCTAAGTGTCTTGTACCATCTAACGATACCCAACCAAATATATCACGAACAACACCTATAAGTTTGTCACTAACAAGTTCTTTCCAACCACCTATTTTTTCTGGTTGTCCATAACGAAATCGTATATTTTCACCATCAACCCATTTGCCTTCTGCAGCATAGGAAGTGCTTTGTTTGTCAAAACCTGCTTTAAATTTTGTAGAAGCTAAAGGCATTAGTTCACCTGTAAAAATTTATAAGATACAAAACCATCTCCACCTTGGCCTCCAAGACTACGAGCTATATTTCCTAACGCAGAACCACCACCGCCTCCAGAACCTTGACTACCATTACCACCTGGACTTGTTGAACCAGAACTAGAACCAGTGCCACCACTTGCAAAATTACTTGCACCACCGTTACCACCTGCTCCGTTTGTGTTGTCTCCATTAAAATGATTACCGGGCGAGTTATTTACAGCATTACCACCAACACCAGTGCCACCACTTCCAGATGAGTTTGCAAAACTTGATACAGCTGTGCCACCACTAGTTGTTCCTGAAGTTAAAGCTGTACCATTAATTGTTGCACCACCACCAGATCCAGCTCCTTGGGTTCGTTTTGGTCCTTGAACACCACCACCACCATTAGTAGCACCGCTGCCACCTGCTAGTGTAATTAATGTTCCTGTAGAGCTTCCAGAAACTGTAGTTGTGCCACCACTAACAGCATCCGATGTATCTCCCCATAAAATTCCATAACTAGTTAGAGAACCAGCACTATACCCACTGTCTGAAGAATAACTAGCATTACTAGCTTTACCAGAACCACCCGCTCCAATAGTAAATGTAATTGTTTCTCCTGCCGTAACACTAAATACTTTTTCACTTACAAAACCACCAGCTCCGCCTCCTGGACCAGAAGACTCAACACCAGATCTGTCATAACCTAAACCGTTTAAACCTTCTCCACCTCCACCAACAGCTTGATAAATAATTATAGCGTTAGCTCCAACTGTAACGGTTGCAGTTGTTGAGGATGTTACTGTTGTGTAAGAACCTGGTTCTGCAAACGCAGTGGTGTTATAAAAATCAGAAAAAGAAATTGTGCCAGAACTTGGTATAGCATTACCACTGCCATCAGCAGCACCAGAATAAACTAACGATCCTCCAGAATAATACTCGGATAAACTATTTGGCTGAGAGCCACCCCATTCTGCAACAATTTCTGTAGTATTTAGTGAACCACTAGATTTAATAGTCATTATTTAGACTCCTTTAGTGTTTCAACCTCTTTCTTAAGCTCTTTAATTGCTTCGATAAGAACACCGACCATGTTGCCATAAGCTACACTTAAGTATTCTTGCTTGTCGTGTACTACTTCAGGTAAAATGTCTTGTATCTCTTGTGCAATAACCCCGGTCCCCGCTGCACCATCTCTGTTAAAGTATACACCGCGCATGTCACATACTTTGTTTAATGCGTTGTCAATAGTTTTTATATCTGTTTTTAATCGTTCGTCAGAAAATGCTGTAACGTCGTTATTAAATGTTGCAGCGCCGGCCGCGGACATGTCAAGAGTTAAAGCAGTGATCGTTGAACCGCCATCGTTGCCTTTAAATATTATATCTTTGTCAGAAGCTGCTGATTGAATAAGAAAATTAGTTGATTCATTAGATAAAGCACCAAACTCAGTTCCATTATCTTTAAGATTTATATTACCACCATTAGCATCTAATGTTATATTATCAGCAGTATCTAAAATTAAAGATCCAGTATCGTTTACTATGTAAGAATTTGTACCACCATGATACAAGTTTAAATCTTCACCAGCACCAATAGTTAATCGTCCTGTTGCAGAGTCACCTGTTAGATCATCAGCGTCAGCATCAACATCTAATTTAAGTAAACCCCCTGATGTTATATTAGAAGAACCATTATCAATTGCACCTGATGCAATCGTTCCTGCAAAAGTTACGTTTGCACCACTAAACGTGGCAGCTGTTGTAGTT